GAATCGTTATTATGGTTCTTCACCGTTACCTATAGATAGCGAAACCTATAAGATGCGATACTTTGAACTTCAAACGGCGATCATTGATTATTACGCTTCAGTGAATGGGCTTTCAATATTGGAAGGCATGAGCTTAACCTTAGCTGGATCAAGATCCTTAAAGTATTTCAATGCACGTTGTTCCAAACGATTGAATGCTCCAAGCACCATAGCTTCACGATCAGGAGTATCAGGAAGTTCATAAGACTCGGACATTGCACGATTAACGGCAATGTTAAGTCCAATCGACTTATCAAACTTATCCATGTTGATATTCAATAGCGAGAATCCATAAAGGATTTCATCGTTATTACGAATCGCAACTGCCACACCGCGAGGTTGATTGGTTTCAGTGTTGCGAATATAACTTTTTAGTAGTTGTTGTTTCATATTGTTTTGTTCTGTGTTTATTATACTTCGGTTTTAATTAATTCAATTTTGCCTTCAAAGCTACGATTAGAGTTTCGATATTTTCAAATACGGGAATACCATAGCGTTGACATACAATATCAACGTTACCTTTTCTCCAAAATCCTTTAGGACAGCATACGATAATATTACTTCCTCCGAATGCATACAATCCCAATTCAAGAAGACTGATCGGAGACTTAGTGTTCGGATCGAAATACATCACTATAATGTCAGACTTATCCAACATGTCAAGTTCCCAATTTACTTGATCGTAAAATTGTGGATTATTGATATCTTGAACCCATGAGCTATCCCAATCATTACGACGAGGATTATAAATAGTCACACTAAATTTATGTAACTCTTTTACAATTTTTTCTTGCCAGTTTTCAGCAGAACCCATTTCAATAGATCCAGCTAAAAATAGCGATTTACTGTTATAGTAGCTTTCCCTACTAGGTGCTTTAATTTCTTTCATATTAATATTTTATGACAAGGGTGTATCACGATCAATGATACACCCTTGGATTTTCTAATTGAGTGTTCGATATGGTAACAACCGGAAGCAAGAGTTCAATCCTCTAGAACTTATTTTTGTTACTTTTCGATCTGAGTCAATTTTAGAAGTTTTTGGCTACTCGTTCACGAATTTCGGCAAGTGTTTGATTAATGACTAATTTTCCATCGAGGAAAACAGTTTTAAGTTCTCCACCATATTCTTCTTCTTCTGTGCATTGATCCTTTAGAACGTATTCTCCATCGACCAAATCAACACGTAGACGACCTTTAGCAGATTTCTTAAGACCATCATCAGTAATAGGATCTTTATAAATATCGTAACCCACCCCATCAACTTGCGCCCATGTAGCTTTAATAGCCATACCCAAACAGTCCCTCGTCAAGAGGTTTAGAGTATAAGAACCCACTCCGAATACGATGTTATTAGATGCAAATCCTTTCTCTTTAAGCCTAGTTAAAATATCAAATGCTCGTTGCTGTGTTATGGAATCTCCATATATCAATCCCACCCTTTGATTCAATGTCTTATAACCTTGTTCGGATACAGTTCCTCCAAAGATTTCCCATAAACATTCTACAGAACCTTTATATTCATTACTACCAACGGGGGCATTTGGATCACCACATATAATATGAACCGGATTACCACTATCGGGTCTAAATACAACCTTAGCTAACCCAAGTTCATTGGGTTGACGATTTAGAATATCATCTTTAAGGATAGTTGCATACTCTGTGATAACTTTAAAATAGTCATAGGTGTCACTCACAAGACTAACAATACCAGTTGGATAGTGCTTAGTAATTGCATCCCTAAAGAAGTCCAACTCCCCTGTCAATGCGGTTCCAAGACTGCTTACACTATGTTCCGATGCTGGAACAGAAGCAGCAATAAGTTCTTTGTCTGCATCAGCATTATAGTAATCTTCCAGTAAATCGATAGCAGGAATTGTATCAGTTCCCATAAAGCTTAGGAGAAATGCTGCACCATTGATAGCAGAGTCGTGTCTCCCACTCATACCACGAAATTCGAATCCATGTCCTTGAAAACAAACACCATCAGTATTACCAACTGTATCCATAGCAAACTTATTAAACATCTTACGAAATTCAAATGCAATGGTGGCATTGGTAATAGGTTTCCAAGTCTCACAAGAAATGATAGTTTCGAGATAATTTGTCAACCAAGCAAATTTCGGATGAGTGTTTGTTATTGTAAAATATGGAACCTTTACATTAACTCTACTACCTTCTGGTAATGCTTTGATTTTAATTGGTAAGTATCCAAGATCATGTAATTCCTCGAAACGTGTCATATCAACATTATCTTTACCTAGATATGCATCACAACGACGTTTAAATTTCTTAATTACAGTTTCCTTTGGAAGATTGAAGAATCCAGCGTTGTAATCATTGATTAGAAAGTCAACAATAAAGTGCTGTAATCCGAAAATTACAGATTTATCATCATAAAATTCTTTAAGAACTGGTAGGTAGGCACTACCTCTTGGGGTTTGGTTAGCGTAAATGTATTCTGTCAATGGGTCCATGAACCCGTGGTGAGATAATTTATATGCGTCTGTTTGTGTTAAGGGATTTGTAATCATTTTTTAATATTATTTATTTTATTTCCTCGCAAAAAAAAACCTCTATACTAAATAGTAGTATGTGGGAAAGAAAATGGACGCGAGAAGAAGAACAATTTCTAATTGAAAATTATGAATATATGAAAACTGATGAATTAATGCGTAACCTAAATGGTAAAACTAATGACCAGATTAGATGGAAGGCAAAAAATTATAAATTACATAAAAGGGTTACTAAGAGTAAGAAAGATATTTCATGGTTGGAAAATTTAAATATTCCAGAAAATTGTTATTGGTGGGGATTTATAACAGCGGATGGTTGCATTACCAGTAAACAGTTGATATTATCTATTAGTGTCAATGATAAACAACATCTTGAAAGATTTTCTGAGTTATCTAATTGTAAAATTGTTGATGTATATAGAGAAAATGGTTGGAATGTTAATGGTTATACTATGAGTAGAATCGCTATAAATGATTTTTACACCATCGGAAGAATAATTGAAAGATTTTCTATATTGCCTAAAAAAACATATAATCCATTTAATATTGATGAATTTTTAACACATGATAGGTTGAAGTATTTTATAACTGGTTTAATAGATGGTGATGGTCATATAGATAAAACTAGTAAAAATATAAGAATTAAAATACATCCGAATTGGACAGACAATCTTAAGAAGATTTCGGACAATCTTAAGATATTTTACGATATAAATTCCAAAATAAGATTAACTAAAGAGGGTTGGGTTGTCCTATCAATTCCAGTAAAGGATTCAAAAGTATTAAAAAAGTTAATTGTGGTTAACCCCATACCATATATGGTTAGAAAATGGGATAGAATAGATGCGGTTTAATTTTCATATCTGTTTAGATTGTATTTCGGTTTTAATTAACTATTTCTATAATTATATGGAATTATAATAGGATAATTCTTTTTGTTAGTTTACTAGTCTCTTGATGAATCACATAATGTTGGAATCTATCATAAAAGCGATAATTGTCAACTTCGTATTCGTGAATGAACCACCCGAATTCTTGTAGCTGTTTGATATCTTCGACAGTGAACCATTGATACAAGTCATCTAGATTTTCAACAGCGGATAACCATCCAATGAGTTCATCATCAAACTCCATACTAAGATCATGATTCTTACAGAAGTTAAATTTAGTATGAATCAATCCCGTAAATTCTCCAGTAAAATCATACCAAAGACCTTGTTCGCTTGCAGGGTTACAGACCCTATAGAATGTTTTCATTTATTGGAAAAAGAAAGAAAACGCTTCTTTAATAATACTAATATTAACCTCATGGCAGATCAACCACTTGATCCATGCCAATGGCCAAAAGAGGAAATCAACAATAGCCCAAAACAAGGATTCATTGTTTACCGTATATCCAACGATGGCTGTAAAGATTGCGAATACCCAAGTGAATGGAGACTGAATAGTGTATGTGTAATTTTTCGACATAAGTTTATAGTTTAATTTCAAAGCAAGTTACTTTACCAGCAACTAAGGATTTACTACCCCAATTTTGTTTAGAGTTTGTGGTATAAAAGTGATCGAAGAAATTAGACACATTATCAAGACCTTCAACACAATCATTATGTGCTGTGAACAGCATCAACTTACCACAATTCTTATCACGTAGTTTCTTACCAAGACCAATAAATGTTCCACCCATAGAATTTACGTCATCACAAATTAGAGTAGGCCAATTCCCAAGATCATCAGCATCAACAAAGAATTCTTTAATAGTTCCATCCTTAACGTTGCGAACTTTTTCACAACGAATAAGATGATATTCGACTTGACCATTATTATTAGAAAGAGCCTGAACTATTTTAGATACTCGTTTTCCAGCACCCGCATCAGGACACACGATATTATAATGACTGCCCTTTGTAGTATCCTCTACTGCTTGTTGAACATACTTAATTTCATCGAGAACAATAACATTATTAATCAATGCTGGAGTTACTTCACTATGAGGACAAAGAATAGTAACACTATCAAATCCACAACCATTAATCATGTCTGCAAAGACTTTAATAGTCAATGGCTCTCCATCATTACATACTCGATCTTGGCGAGCGGCAGGAAAGTATGGTAGAACAAGACTAATGTTCTTAAAGCCCATACGACGAGCAGCATCATTAGCTAGAATGATATCAAACAAATCACCAATCTCATTATAACGCTGTGTGATGATAAGATCCCCGAAATATTGAACATCGGTTGTGAT